ATTTTTTACTCCTTTATTTGAACTCACAATATAACACATATAATCTAAAATAGCGTGGTATTTTTGCAACATTATCAGGATGTTTCTTTAATTTCCTGAACTCTGGGCAAATAAAGTTACATACTTTTTATAAAAAATATATTCGTGATTTTTAATCGCACATAATCAACATTCGGTGAAAATTACACCTGTTTAATTAAATCGGGTAAAGCGGGTAAAATCAAATCACCCGAATTAAAACCTATTGTTTTTATTGGAAAATGTTAATTATGTATGATTAAGTTGATTAAATCGGGTAAAGCGGGTAAAATCAATTTATTATGGCAAGGATAAAAAGTGATAGCAAAAATCAAAGAGTTTTTATAAAGATTAAAACGAATAAAAAAGCTTTTAGAGATGGAATACGCAGTGGATTTCATTTGCTTGGGAAGGATTTAGTTAAAACTGCGAAAGACGGCATTTTAAGCCCGCCTAAAACAGGGGAAATTTATAGTATAAGAAAAGACGGGGCTACTTTCAGTCACCAAGCTTCAAGAGGTGGGCAATACCCCGCAAATCAAGAGTTGATTTGGCGGACAGCATTAGGATTAAGTCTTGATGATTCAGAAAGGCTTGCTTTTACTCTGGGCTTTAGAGTAAGGGGCTATATGTATTTGATGTTTGGTAGTAAAGTTCCGCATGGCAAATGGCTACAAAAAGGCACAAAGAATATGAAGGCTAGACCGTTTTTGACTCTCGCTGTAAAGGAAAACGAGAAAAATGCAATTAGAATACTAAAAAATGAAATAGGAAAGAGATTATAACATGTGTTATTTTTACAACATAAAAAATTAAATGCACCTTTATTGAAATGAGCAGTTGATATATACCCCCATATGGGGGTATAGTAGTTTTAAGAGAAACAATTAAAACAAAAGGTAAATATTATGACAAACTTTATAGAAAAAACAGTTAGCTTTACAGATGGTAGAATTTCAGGTGAAAAATTAGTTCACGCAGATTCTTTAAAAGATGTTTTCAAAAAGATTTGCTATAATGTTTTTGCAAAACCGATTGAAGGTTGTCAAGTTTCATATGATGCTACTAACGAGCAAGCAATTCTTACAGGAAAAGGAATGAAAATAACAATCAACGCTGTTTCTAAAAAAGAATTCATAAACGCAAAAAAAGCATAATTATTAAATCCTTGCTAATAAATAAAAAAATAATATAATGGCTTTATGCCAGAATGCAAAGACATAGTTAATCAGTTAAAGGCAGTATTGCCTTATTATACCGATAAATTCCACGATACAGCAACATTGACAAGTTTCTCAAGAGTTGGAAGCACAATTACATTTCAAACAAACGCAACGACCCTATCAACAAATGATAGAATTTTAATCAAAGATGTTTTAATGGCGAACGAGGCGACTATTACTATTGTTGGAAATATAGCCACATGCACGACCGTAAGTTATCACGACATGACGGAAAATTTCGGACAAAAGGCTATTTTTACAGGAATTGCAGAAAGTGGATGGGATGTTAGTTTTGATATATTAACAGTGCCAACACAAAATACATTTACTTTTGAAGTGCCAACAGGAATAGCAACACCAACGAGAACTTTTTATTTGCTTGAAAATCGGGCTAGTTTTAATGGATTCCAAACAATAACAAAAATAAGCACTGGAGTTTATAGTTTCGTATTAGATACCGATGAGCCTGATTTATTGCCCGCAAGTGGAAATGTAGAACATGCAAGTTTGATATATAACCAAAGAATTGCAGGTGCTAGCATGGAAGCGAATATATTGAAGTTTTACGGTGATTATCCGCAACAAAAAGAATGGCTATGGGTAGTATTAGGCGGTATAACAGCAAGCAAAAGCCGTGATAATGACAGCGACGCTACAGCAAAAATAAAGCCAAGTGGTGAGGATTACACACAAGAATTGCTATTGCCTTTTGATATTTATGTAATTCTACCGCAACAAGATGACGACGCTATATCTGGTAGAATTTCAAGAGACTTAATAGAAAGTGATATTAGAAAAGCTATTTTTAAGTCATTGCTAGGCGTTAATTTTGATAGCGGTTTTGTAAATAAAAATCAATATTGTGTTGTTTTTGTTAGCGATGAACCTGTTAGTTTTTTGGGCTCAGCTTATGAGCATAGATTTTCTTTTGAACTTCCGTTTACAATTACAAACGATATTGATAATGCAGAAAATGGCGATATTGTAAAGCCTTCAGAAAGTTCCGCCTTTAGAAGTTTTGAAATAAACTATCAAAATGATTTTGATGAAACTGTAAAAAGCGATGAAGGCGAAATAGTTTGATTTTTTTCCTTGCGTTTTGTTTTTTTTAAGAATAGTGTCAATTATACAACATGATATTTTTGCAACACCATGAAAAAAATAAAGCTAAAAATAAACAAACCGTTTAGAAATCCAGAAAACAAAAAGCTCTTAGAAGCTGGAGAAATTATAGAAATTAAAGCCTGTAAAAATGGAATACCGCTTAATTCATATTTCAGAAATAGATTAGATGACGCAAGAAAATTTGATAATTGTTGCGAGATTGTTAGTGAAACTAAAAAGAAAGGTAAGTAATAATGTCCGTTATATCAAAACCAAAAATACTATATAGTAAAATTCCGCAAGCAGTAGCCGTGGAAAATGAAGAGCAAAGAGTTTTATTGCTTGGACAAATGATTTCAGGGACTGCAACGGCAGGTGAATTGACAACTAATGTCGGAACTGCAAAAGAGGAAGACGCTCTTTTCGGTGCAAAATCTCAAATTGCTGGTATGGCAAGGTCTTTCCGTGAGGTTAATGGAAAAACTAGACTGGACGCTATTCCTTTGGCAGATAACGGAAGCACAACAGCAACGGCAGTGGTTACCTTTACAGGAACTACAGCAACGGAAGACGGCACGATTACTATAAATGTCGGGTCTCGTAAAAAACATAATTATGAATTAGCAATTACAAGTGCAGATACTATAACAGAAATCGGTGATTTGCTAGTAACGGCTATTACAGCCGATACAAACGCTCCTTTCACGGCTGTAAATTCCTCAGGAGCTGTTACAATCACAGCTTCAAATGCAGGAACTGAAGCGAATAGTTTCGGTATTGAATACACTGGATTGGTGGCGGGCGTTACAACCACGCTAACTGGTTGGACTGGTGGAGCAACTGACCCTGTTTTAACTGGTGTATTTGATGTTATTGGAACGGAAAGATATCAGCATATTATATATCCTGCTGGATATGGCTATGATTTCATGGAGGATTTCTTAGACGCTAGATGGGATATTGACAATGAAATTCAAGATGGGCAAGCCTACGCTTGCACAACTGATACAGTTGCAAACAACACGCTTTTAAGTAATATGTCTTTAAATGACACTGCAAAAGGGTGGACAGCCGATGAAATGGACGAGCTAAACGAGCTTGGATTTTCCGTAATAGGAAATAATACAGCAAATAATAATGTCATTACAGGAACGGCACAAACTATGTATAAAACCGATGTTGCTGGAAATCCCGACCCGACATTTAGCACATTAAATGCTGTTTTAGTAACTTCAAACATAGCGGAATACATATTTAACAACCTTAAATCTGATTTGGCACAAATTCGTTTAACTGATGGTGCAACAGCTCAAAATAGAGCGATTGCAGATAGTGGCTTTATTAAAAATCTATTGTTAAGTTATTACGATACTTTAAGCGATGTAAATGGAGATTATTTGCTAATGCAAGGTGGTGATGAGCAAAGAAAAATATTTGCAAATAATTTAAATATTGAGATTTCGCTATTGCAAGGAAGGGTAACGATTACAAATAAAGCAAATATTATCTCACAAATTAGAGAAATTTTAATCACAACAGAATTCGGATATTCAGCGGAGTAGATTATGGCTAAGGCAATTCAAGTAAAAGAAGTTAGAGTTAATAATGTGGTTACGCCAATTGCAGGTGAAACTGTAGAAATTATGCTAGGGCGTGGTGAAACAAATTCCGAAGCGTATGTTGCTGGGAATAACAATGTAGAGGTTGTTTCTGGATTAAACACTAGCACACAAATCGGTGATATTAAGTTTGATATGCCACATATCGCAAGCACGGCAACTCAGATTGAAGGCTGGCATGACGCAAGAGGTGAAAACCTAGTATTTGTAACGGATATTAACGATGTTACATATACACTTGAGCAAGGTGTTTTGGCAACGGATACTACCCTACCTTTTGCAAGCGATGGGAAAATATCTATAGAGTTCAAAGGTAAACCAATTAAAATAGCGTAGGAGCAAATTATGACAATAGGCGAGAATTTTGTATATGAGTTAAAAAAACCTTTTATTTTCGGAAATAAAGGCGTTGATGAGGAAGCTATAAACATTCATATAGAATGCCCGTGTTTAAATGTTGACCGCCAATTTACAGCAATAGAAAAAGAAGTATTAGATTGTTTTAAAAAAGCACAAGAAGCCAGTTCGGATATTGATGTAGACGCTCTTAGAAAAGAATTAGGCGAGAATAAAGAGCAAGTTGAAATGCAAGGAAAAGATGTTGCAATGGCAATTAGTGCTTATGGCGATACTGCTAAATGTTATGATAATCTAAAACAGATTTTTGCAAAAACTGCTTTTGTAAATGGCAGTAAGCAAAAAATAACAACTCCAATTTGGGAGAGTATGTCAATGGAAGACGCTAAGGCTTTACTAGGAGAGTATGTTGTAAATTTTATTGTTGGTTCTCTAATCCAATAAACCCTGCTAATCGTTGGCGTGAGAGCTTTTTGTTGAGCAAAGTTTTTCTTTGTAAGTATAGCGAGGGCGGGATTACTATGGAATACTTAGACAA